TGGAAATTTGTCCCAAACTGGTAACACATTTTTATATTTTGGATCGTACGCAAAGAAAAACATTCTACCAACGAAAACTGTTGGAGATATTCTGTTTGCATCGTTTAGTATGTTACTTCTATTAGAAGGGATTCTAATTCTAGATATTTTGTCTAAAATCCAACTTCTTGCTGTATCTGTTCTTGGGCGAATGCCAGCAGCAGTCATTTCCTTACTTACTTTGTCGAAAAGTGATGCCATTAGATTCCCAGATCTTCCTCAGTTATAACCTTAAATGTCCAATTTCTATCTTTACAATATTCTAAAGCAGCTTGCCACTTCGCCTCGTTTACTCCCCAAGTCACAACTTCTCGAATATACTGTTTCGTCAAACGACTTCTTTTTTGAGGAGGCTGAGATTGACTCTGTGGCTTAACTTCTAAAATTAATGATTCTATTAATCCCTTTGAGTTTTTAATTCTTACAAAAAAATCTGGAAAATACCGATGCCATTTCCCGTCAACAGGGGATAAATATGGTATAACTATTTCCTCATTAGACCAGCCGATCACATTCGGATTGTTGTCTAAATGCACCATTACTCGGCGCTCCCACAAACTCCTGTACCAGATGTTTGTAGAATCACCTAAATATTTATTGGTATTTTTAGGACTAAATTTGCCACTGTAAGCCATCACTTATTTATAGGAAGAATTAATGGCAACTGTTAACAGCCCTCTAAGACAACAGATTATGAGTGACCCAAAGGTCAACAAAAATGCTGTTAGTAATTCTAATCGAAATGCATTAGGTCCTCAGGCTAAATTGAACGGAAATCCATACAATACTCAAGATCTTAGATTTCCGAAAGAAGTTGCTATTAATGCTCAAAATCGACATTGGATTCGCTTCACACCAACAATTCAACAGGCGGGTTCATATAAAGTTCAAACCACAAATCAATTAAGCGTAGCAGACACAAATAGAAGTTCAGCGTTTGGATTTGGCGGACAATTGGGCTCTGGCGCTGATCCGTTAAGTGGTGCTGGTGCTGTGGCTGGATTGGCGACTCTAGGAGTTTTAGAGGCTGGTGTGACTGGCGATGCTGGAATTGTCGGCGACATAGCCAAAAATGCATCTAAAGGAACTGCAGTTGGATTGGGAACTGCTCTAGGTCAAACAGCTGGTCTTTTAGGCGCTGGTGTTCTTACTGGATTAGTTGTATCTGGTATTGATTTAACTCGTAAAACCAGAAGAGCAGCGTCATACATTTCACTTTACATGCCTGATACGATTAACTTAACTGTTGTTAATGATTATGATCAGTTAAGTTTAACAGAAGCCTTGGGTAAGGCTGGTCTTGCAGTTCAAGCTGGTGGAGAAATAATTGGCGGAGAACTTAAAGCAGTCGGTGGCGGTGCTGGTCCAGGAACTTCAGAAATTGGTGGATTTCTAGCAGAAAAAACTGGTAATTTCGGTGCTGGCATTACAGATGCATTGTTGTTTTCTGCAGGATACGCACAAAATCCTCAAGTTGAATTGTTATTCAAATCTATTCAAAATCGTGAATTTTTGTTTGATTTTAAATTCGTACCCAAAACAAAAGATGAGGCTGTTGCGATCATTAATATTATAAAAGCATTTAGATTTCACGCAGCACCTGAAATTCCGTCAATAGGTGGTGGTCGATATTTCGTCCCGCCAGATGAGTTTGACATTCAATTTATGTACGGATCCAATCCTAATCCAAATTTACCTAAAATTTCAACATGTGTGCTACAAGGTATTGACGTTAATTATGCATCAGCTGGGCAATGGACAACATTTTCTAATGGTATGCCTGTAGAAATAGCATTACAATTAAGATTTAAAGAAGTCGAGATTATGCACAAAGGTCTCGTTCAAAAGGGTTACTGATGAAGTATTTCGAAAATTTCCCAAGATTAATTTATACCTTCGACAAGAATGTTGAGAATCAGCAGTTTGTTGTTGATATTCTTGCTAGATCTGCATTTTTACGCGAAGTCGCAAACAATACTAATATTGCATATGAATATCAAATTCAAGACTCAGACACGCCTGAAGTTATAGCGCATAAGATATACGGAGATCCGTATAGAAATTGGATTATTCTATTGTACAATCAAATAGTAAATCCATTTTATGATTGGCCAATGAAAAATGATGTTTTAGATTCATTTGTTGTAAACAAATATAATATGACCATTGACCAATCTAAATCAACTATTCATCATTATGAAAAAGAAATAAGAGAAGTTGCCTCATACAATGGAACAACTCTAGAAGAAAATGTGAAAACATATACAATATCTCAATATGACTATAACCAAAATACTTCTTCTTTGGTTGAAAATACATTACCAACTATAGCCGATACATCATTGGTTATTAGTACAGAGACATATAATTACACTACATATATCTTAACCGTCACGACAACTCATAAAGCAGTCTCAAATTACACCTATGAGTTCAACGAAAATGAAAAACGCAGAACAATAAGATTACTGCAAGATTTTTATGTGACACGTGTTGAAGATGAATTTAAAGAGATTATGAGAAATGGCTGAAGGACCAATAAGTTCTAAACAATCGTCCATTAAAAAACTTGATTTGATTAATTCTGGTGGACAAAGTATCAATTTAGCTGAAATATATGTTCAGTTACAAATCTATCAAGATATTTTTGCTCAGTGTATGTCTGGGAAAATGTTATTAGTAGATTCTAAAGAAACGTTTACTAATTTTTATTTGTGTGGTAACGAATATTTACATGTAATATTAGATAAACCTGGATTAAATCGCCCATTCGAAAGAATTTTTAGAGTTTATAAGGTTGCTGATAGAAAGCCAGTTTCTAACTCTGGTCAAATGTATGACATTTACTTTTGCTCAGATGAAATGATTTCTTCTGAAACTCTTTTAGTGAGCAAATCATATAAATCAGCAAAAATCAAGGATGTTGTTTTAGATATTTTAAACAAAGAACTTAAAGTTGAACCTAATCGTATCGCAAAACTAGAAGATACTCAAGGTAATTTTGATTTAATTATTCCAGGATATAGACCATTCGAAGCCATTCAATGGGCGACTTCGCGTGCCTATGCTCAAGATAAGTTTTGCTACATGTTTTTTGAGAACAAAGATGGATTTCAGTTAACATCATTACAAACAATGATGAAACAGAAACCGTATAAGAAAATAAAATACGAAATTAAAAATTCTGACAGTGATCCATCACTAAACAAAGATGGTATTGATGATTTTGAGATTATTAACGATTTTGACATGATCACATCAATATCTAATGGTTCGTTTGCTTCTAGATTACTGACTATTGATTTATTTACTCAAAAATATGAGATGTTAGACTATAGTATAGCAACTGCAGAATCTAAGAAAAATCTAATTAATCAATTTAAACCAATTAACTCATTTAAAAATTCTAAAGATGAAACTTTATTTACTGCTTTCAACTCATTCTTTAGAACATATTTAACAATTAATGATACAAAATCAGAAAAAAGTAATGATATAAAATTTTGGATGCTTCCTAGAGCATTGCACATGTCATTGTTAAATTATTTTAGAATTAAAGTCACACTTCCAGGCGACACTGAAATGAAAGCTGGGGATATTGTAGAAGTTGAATTCCCACTATTTGAAGGTAAACAGAGTGGTGGCAGAAATTTAAACAAAAAATTGACTGGAAAATATATTGTTTCTGCTGTTAATTACAAATTAATTAGAGAAGAAAACACATTCGAGTGTGTTGCTGAACTTGCCACTGATTCATTCTCAGAGGCGCTTCCGTCAGCAAAAGATGGATTGAATAAGTTATCCAAGAAGGGTAAGTGATGCCAGGAGCAAAGAAACATTTTATAGGACTTGAGGGTTTTATCTGGTGGATTGGGGTTGTTGAAGACCGCAATGATCCAGAGCAACTTGGTCGCGTCCGTGTTCGTTGTTTTGGTTGGCACACAGACGATAAATCATTAATACCAACAGATTCTTTACCATGGGCGCACCCAGCAATGCCCATTAACGCTCCAAATGTATATACACCAAAAGAAGGTGATATGGTGTTTGGATTTTTTATTGATGGTGAAAATGCACAAAATCCTGCGATAGTGGGAATTCTACCAGGAAAACCTGAGTCTAAGCCAAAATATGAAAAAGGATTTTCTGATCCAGGAACTGATTTATCAGGTAGACCTAAAAAACCTGATGATGATTCAGAAAAATATCCAAAAAGTAAATATTTAAAAGAACCAACATTAAACAGACTTTCTCGTGGTAAATCTGACGCAACAATAATTGCAACCAGAAAGAAAAACCTCAAGAAAAATGTGAAGTCAGCTGGTGGAGTTAGATGGAGCGAACCACCTCCGTCTTTCGCACCAAAATATCCATATAATAATGCTCTTGAAACTGAATCGGGTCATGCATTAGAGTTCGATGATACACCAGGAAAAGAAAGAGTGCATTTGGCTCATAGAACTGGTGCTTATATTGAGTTTGATAAAGACGGAACTCGCATTCAAAGAGTTCAAAAAGATAATTATGCTGTCATTATGGGTGACGATTTTATCTATATCAAAGGAAAGGCTTCGATCACAGTTGATGGCAATTTTAATTTAAAAACCTCTACAATTAACATTGAAGCATCAGAAATTAATATGGCAGCAGATGGCGCTGTTAAAATTAAAGGAAGCAGCGTTAAAATTGAATCTACAGGTGGAATGGATCTTAAGGCTGGTGGTGCTGGTAAATTTACTGCTGGCAGTAGATTGGATTTAAAGGGTGCAACTGCTGGTCTTGGTGGCGCAACAGTTGATATTCCTGCAGGAAAAGTTAACATTCAAGGTGGATCAGTCAGTTCGGCTTCTGGCACAGGTTTAAAGGGTGGCGGTACTAGTGCCACTGCTGAAGAACAACAAGAAAATGCTAATACAGCGGAAGTTGCTACTTCAACAACAGCAAATACAGCGGCAAGCGCAAATTCTGTTGGAACCGCAGCGTCAACTAGTTCTGCTGCAGCTGGAATTGATCCTAAAGCAGCACCAGTGGATCCACTAGAACCAGTTCAAATTACATCTAAGAAGGTTGAAGTGCCTAAAGGACAATCAATGCTGGGTAAAGTTGTTGGCGGCATAACATCAACAGTTAATAAAGTTGCTGATACATTGGTCCAAACTGCCGATTCGATTTCAAAAGATTTCAGAGATAGACTTCCATTGGGCGAAATTGCTGGGAAGGTTGAAGGATTTGCTGTCGCTATTAACACAACTAAATCTGAAATTTTAGCATTAGCGCAAGATCCAAAACAAATACTCTTGAATAAAATTGATAATGTGTCGCTACTTTCATACGAGAATAATTTAGATTTTAAAATAGATAAAGACATTCAAAATGAAATGTTAAATTCCATTTACAACGTTTCAGATGCTCAGCTGAACAGCGTTATCGGAAAACACATTTATCCGAAAACAGAAACTGTACAGATGGAAAATGATCAGTTATATGCAGAATACGAGGAAGTATTGATAAGATTTGCCGCTCAAGAAATAGATCCAGAAGAAGGTAATGTATAATGGCTATATCCGAAGCTCGTGCAAAAATAATCGCTAAAATTGAAGCAAATATTCTTGATAAAATCAACGATGCGAAAACCAATGGTGGAACGTTCTTACAGCAATCACCAACTGTAACAGTGGGCGGTCAACCTGTTGCTATTCGTATTGGAGGTTTATCAGGGGGATTGAATTTAGGATCGCTAACTGATTCCCTCGGCAGCGTTGTGAGTGTTGTACAACAGGCTGGAGATATTGCAAGTTTGGTGCAGAATCCAATGTCACTGGTGCAGGGTGCAGTGAGCATCGCCATCTCAGATGTCACAGGAAAACTCGATGGCGCTCTGTCTAGCCAATTAACAGGCGGTCAGTTGTCTAGTTTAACCACCAAAATTAGTTCTCTGAGCACCGCATTATCCGATTTCGAGGCACACACCTCAAATCTTTCTGGATTGTCATCAGCGATTAGCGATACTGTTCCAGATTTTAAAAAAATTACTGAGATTGGCGAATCTGTTAGAGGATTCGGTTCTGATTCAGTTTCGGGGTTCATATCTAATAC